GGCCGTTTTTAGAAAAAAGAACAAGGGAACGGGGCCTATCTGAAGCTTACTTTAAAGACTTAAAAGTTGGTAGGCGAGATAAGGAGTTACGTGCACGGGCAATCCAGGGTAGAATGCAACAAGGTATGGTATACTTTCCACAAGATGCTGTTTGGACTGGACCGATGGTTGCAGAACTATTACGTTTCCCAAATGGTACACATGACGACCAAGTGGATGCCTTGGCGTGGATTGGTTTAATGATGACAGAATTTGCAACGTTTTATGAAAGACCTGAGCATGTTCCGTCGTGGAGAGATGGATTAAAACATTTAGTAAAAGATGGCAAACGTAAATCATCAATGAGCGCTTAATGGCAGAATACAAAAGTAAAAAAAAGAAGCTAAGTGAAGCTGAATCTTTAACCATTGCAAAACGCCAGTGGGATTGTTACACACGAGCACGCGATAGCGGCCATGAAGATTACATTGACATGGCACAAAAATGTGATGCCTTTTATAGAGGTGAACAATGGGACGAAGCTGACATAGCAGCGCTTGACGACCAGGGTCGACCAGCATTAACAATCAACACTATTTTACCTACAGTTAATACAGTTCTTGGTGAACAAAGTACACGAAGAGCAGATGTACAATTTAAACCTCGCGGTTCCGGTGTCCAGGAAATTTCAGATACATTAACAAAACTGTACATGCAGATTTCTGACAATAATAAATTAGAATGGGTAGAGGGCCAGGTTTTTGCTGACGGTTTAATTCAAGATAGAGGATGGTTTGATGTTCGTATAGATTTTTCCGATCATATAAAAGGCGAAGTTAGAGTTACACAAAAAGACCCTTTAGATATTTTAATTGACCCTGACGCAAAAAATTATGATCCAAAAACTTGGAATGAAATATTTGAAAGTAAATGGATGAGCCTAGATGAAATAGAAGAAGTCTATGGTGAAGACAAAGCAGACAAGTTACGCATGATTGCTGAGGTAGGTTCTACACTTGGTGCAGATTCTATGGAGTTTGAAGATACAACTTACGGAGACACAAGAGGCGAATACGAAGATGCTTCTACTCATTATCCAAACAATCCTGAAGAAGGAAAAGCTTTGCGTTCTATTCGAGTTATAGAAAGACAACATTACAAATTAAAAAAATGTATGTTTTATGTAGATCCAGTAACAGGCGATAAAAGACATGTGCCTTACAACTGGGGAGAACGCAAACGTAAAAAGTTTGCAGATGATTATGGTTTATTTATAACAGAAAAAATGGTTAAAAAAGTTCGTTGGACGGTAACCGCTGACACTGTTGTATTGCATGATGACTGGTCTCCTTATGATCATTTTACTTTAGTGCCTTACTTTCCATATTTTAGAAGGGGTAAACCTTTTGGCATGGTGCGTAATTTAATATCACCACAAGAACAGTTAAACAAAATTTCATCTCAAGAACTGCATATAGTTAACACGACTGCTAACAGTGGTTGGATTGTAGAGTCAGGGTCCTTAAGTGGAATGACAGCAGATGATTTAGAAGAACACGGTGCGGAAACTGGTTTAGTACTCGAGTTTAACCGCGGTAGTTCCCCCCCTGGAAAGATACCGCCAAATCAGATTCCCACCGGTCTAGATAGAATCGCACAAAAAGCTGCTGCTAACATAAAACAAATTAGTGGTATAAGTGATGCAATGTTAGGTACAGATGGGGCGGAAGTATCTGGAATTGCCATCCAACAAAAACAAACACGTGGCGCGTTAATGATACAAGTGCCATTAGATAATTTACGAAAGACTCGTCAGTATTTAGCAGAAAGAATTCTTAATTTAATACAAACCTATTATACAGAAGAAAGAGTTATACAAATTACTGATGAAAATAATCCAATGAAACCAAAACAACCTATGGTTGTTAATCAAGTAACACCAGAAGGTCAGATTATTAATAATCTAACTTTAGGTGAATATGATGTGGTTATAGGAGATGCTCCTTCAAGAGACACATTTGAAGAAACACAATTTGCTGAGTCTATAGAACTCAGAAAAGTTGGAGTGCCAATTCCAAATGATTTAATTGTTGAGTATTCACATTTAGCACGTAAAGGTGAAATTGCAGAAAGAATTAGAATAGCAGAGGGTATGAACCCTCCAACTGAAGCTGAAATGCAAATACAACAATTCCAGCAAGAAGCTGCAATTCGAGCAACGCAACTTGAAATTGCTAAGTTAGAAGCAGAAGTACAACGACTAAATTCTGAGGCGCAGCTAAATATGGCTAAGACTCAATCAACTTCAAGTGATCCACAAATTAGAGTTGCGGATCTACAAAGCAAACTTCAAATGAAGAAAGAAGAGCTCGACTTACGTGAAAGGTTGTCAGGGATGACTAATCAAATAAGAAGTGAGCAAACACAAACAGCAGCGGCTGCAAAAATTGCAACCGCCGCCATGAAACCTACAGGAGGTAAATAGAATGGCTAAAAGTAAAAAACAAGATAAGGCAGAAGCAAAAGAAGATCTAGTTATGGAGGTTATGCCGGGAGCAGATGCAATTTCTGAAGATGAAGCAAAACCGTTTGAAGTAGATTTAAACTTTGAAGAAGATGCTCCAGAGGAGGAAGCAGAAAATGAGGAAGTTGAACAGGAAGTTGACGTCGCTCCAGAAGAAGAAGCTGTTGCGGAAGAACCAGAACCAGAAGTTGAGGAAGAAGAAACAACTGAACCAGAAGCAATTAGCGAAGAAGGAGTGGTTGAAGACAGCGAGCCAGCTCCACAACCAGATATTTCAGCAGTTGAAGGAAGCGAGCAAAACCTTGACGGACAAGAAAAAGTAAAAGCACCTATGGTGCCTAAGTCTAGACTTGATGAAGTCTTAGCAAAAAACAAAGCTATGCAGAAAAAGCTGGAAGAAGCTACGGCAGCTGAAAAAGCTGCTGCAGAAAACGCTCCTGAGTATGATTTTGATGCAAAAGAAGTCGAATATCAGGATTTAGTGCTTAATGGAGAGACTGAAAAGGCTGTAGAACTAAGAAATCAGATAAGAAATGCTGAAAAAGACCAATTTATGTTTGAAGTACAAGCAAAAATGGGCCAAACAGTGCAACAAAGTCAAGAAATGACTGAATTACAGGCTAAAGCGGCTGAAGTTGAAGCTACTTACCCAATGTTAAGCGAAAATGACCCTTCTTTTGATGCTAATTTGCAAGCAGAAGTAGTTGAATTGCGAGATGCCTTTATGTCTCAAGGTTATTCACCTGCAGACGCGTTAGGAAAAGCTACGCAATACACAATTGCAGCTCAAAAACCAGAATTGTTAAACCCAACAGTTGAAAATCCAACAAAAAAGGTTGATACAGCAGTTCAAGAGAAACAACAAGCGGCTAATGTAACTAAAAAGTTAAAAGCTGCTGATGCTCAACCGCCTGCAATGAAGGGTGAGAGTAAAACAGAAAAGAAAATAGATCTGTCTCTAATGTCAAGCGAAGAGTTTGATGCTCTTCCAGCCGAAACATTGCGTAGAATGCGTGGTGACTTTGGCTAAGGCTTAGTATAAGATATAAGAATTCGGTACTAATACGATAATTAGTGTGGGTCGTTCCACTGATAAACGTTTTCACCTATCAGGGTGTAAAGCTGGTCGAGGTCATGGTCGTAAAATTATGAAAGCGTCTCCCCAACGAAAAAGGGTATACGGGTAAATAGCCGCTCCAATAAGTTGGCTAAGTATTAATTTTTTTGGAGGATAGCCCAATGGCTAACACAAATTTTAGCGCGTTGACCAGCGAACAATTAACGATCTGGTCGCGTGATTTTTGGCGTGTCGCAAGAAATATGTCTTTCATTAACCAATTCGCAGGTAGCGGATCTAATGCTATGGTTCAGAGAATATCTGAACTTACTCAATCAGAAAAAGGAGCAAGAGCGGTTTTAACTCTTCTTGCCGATATGACTGGTGACGGTATCATTGGAGACAACACTTTAGAGGGTAATGAAGAGACTTTAAGAGCTTTCGACATTGTTGTACAACTCGATCAATTAAGATTTGCTAATAGACTTTCTGGTAGATTAGCTGATCAAAAATCAGTTGTTAATTTTCGTGAGAACTCACGTGATGCACTTGCTTACGCAATGGCGGATCGTATTGACCAATTAGCGTTCTTAACGCTTTCTGGTATTTCTTACACACTCAAAAACAGTGGTGCTTTGAGACCTGTTCTGACTTCAGGACAAAATCTTGGCGACATGGTTTTTGGTTCAGATGTAACAGCTCCAACTTCTAACAGACATAGAAGATGGGATGCTACTAGTAAACTTGTTGCTGGTG